TGGGATTCTAAATTTGAATATTGAATTACTTAAATTAAAACACGATGACCCAAAAATAGCTGCATTAGCTTTGGCTGAAAATACTATAGTTTCTCTAGAAACATTAAAAGAAACAATTCGTGATTTATTAAATAATGTAACTAAAGATACTAAAATAATTAGGACATATGGTAATTTTGTCATTTCAGCTAAGAAACCAAGTGGTACAACAACACAAAAAGTCACTAATGCTGAAAATGCGTTTAATAGAACTATTAAACTTAGAATTAGTGAAATTAATGATACACTAACTACAAAATACCAATTAAACGAAAACACTTATAAAATTATTAATAATCAAACTAAGTTTAATAGGGTGAAGCAAAGTGATTTTGGTAGTAATGAATATGATGCCTATATCTTACTAATGGAGGAAGCACAAAATGTTGAAAGACAGATTCCAAAATTAATGGATGAAAAAGAGGAAGGTGCTGATGAATATGACAAATTTAAAGATTTTGTTAAGGCAACACCCGAAACTAATGATGAATTTGTTATCTATGATATGTCTAGAGCACTTGATGATTTAACAGAAAAAATCACCTCATTAAAAAACGATACATCTGCAACTAAGGAAGAAGTAGCGGATGAATTTGGTGAAGTAATAGCAGACACATTAGGTAAAACAGACGAATATGGGGACCCAATACTACCATTTGAACCAACTGTTTTAAATTTCTTTAAAATATTATCTGACCATGTTGATATTTTTATGACATGTCTTAGAGATTTAGCTAGTAGTATTGAACTGGACCCGAATAAGAGAAAAAAAGATTTAGAAAAAGTTGTTGGTGGATTAGATATTGTTAAAGGTGATACTAATATTGAAAACCTAAAGCCGTGGCCAGATTATAAAGAAAAGGATGATAAAGTTAATGGATATGTAGATAAGTGGATTGGCAATAAAGCACCAACAATGCCAGAGGTGCAATTTGTTGAAGATATGTTATCTGGTTTACTTAAGGCTAAGCAACGAGATAATGAATTTTTAAATAAATTAGATTTAGGATTCCCAAATTGGTATCCAGTAAATCCCTTTGATACCTCATTATTTACATCATTTGAGAATCCTTGGAAATCGGTTGAGGATAAGGATGATGCTGAGGTTATTAGACTTATGTTACTTAGAGGTATCACATTTATTGGTTTCTCACATAGGGGTGGATTAACTGATAAAGAGATTAGGGCTATGGCTAGAATTGAAGCTAATAATGCCTATACAAGTATTAAGAATCAAGAAATTAAAGATTCCATTAGATATTATAATGAAAAAAATGATGTTCGTGATATTGTTGATGAAGTTGTTAACGAAGCATTGTTTGGTAAAACTGAGTGGAAAAATTATGCTAAGGCATTAAATGGTAATTCAATTTTAAATAAGGAGTACACTACGTATACCCCACAAGTTGCTGGTTTTAATGTCGATATATCTTTATTTGGTTACCAAATAGCTGGTGGTACACAAACAATTAGATTCCATGAATATATTTATGTACCATCATTTGAATCTTATACGACAGTTGATGCCGCAGTACAAGCACAAGAAGATGCTAAGATATTTGAACCAATATGGGATAAAGATGAAATTGCACAATTTATCCCATTATATAACCCAAATAATGATAATAGATTATATGGGGGTGGTTATCTTGCGGTTAAAAGTTCTGAGGATGCATATTGGGGTGACCAATCTGATAATAATACATTGGTAACTAACGCTGAACGTATAAAGCTTAGGGATGATGAAGGTGCAATATTTTTCAGTAATTACCTAGGTGGTAATGGTGGTGGTACTGATGGTAGAGAGGATGATGGTTCAACTTGGTTCGAAATATTAGATGGATTTGGTAATGATAGTGATTACTATCGTCAACCAGATTTAAATTTCCCAAGCTATGGTGATAGGATATTAGAAGAAGAAGGGTTATCAAGGTCACCAGTAGCAACACTTGAAAACTCATATGGTTTTTTATGGAATTCTGATAATGTATCGGAAAATACATCTGTTTTTGGTGGTTTACATAAAACTCACGAATTTATTAATGCAAAAGTTGATGGTGAATATATGGTTGCTGGTCAAACTGATATACCAGCAGCATTGATGTTTTATACAAACACCACTTCTGGTAGACCAATATTTACTGGTTCAAGAACATTAGGTGTTGGTGGTGTTAAAGTTGCATATAGTCAATATGATATACAATTCGATAGTGAGATTGTTAATGGTGAAAAGGTCATAACAAAAATTTATCCAGACACTAGGTCTACACTAAGTTTTGGTAAAATTCAAGCTTGTAATAGGTTTGATGAACAAGATAGTATATTAACAAAAAGGGTTAGTTCGAATGAAGATTCAGAATTAGGTGCTAATAAATCAGCTATTTACCAATCATTAACTGATAGAGTGAATGTTAGTACACCATTCCTTGGATTTAAAGTATATGAACAAGTTCCATTAACTGATGAAGAAGATGCATTTAGTTCATTTGGGGCTTTCGAACATTTCTCAACGTTTGGTAGTGACTTATACTATTCTCAAGATAATGAATACGCAAAGGCATACTTATTCTTACATAGTATACCATTTGATGGTATGGCATTTAATCTTGAAGGTACTTTTGGGACATTAGGTAACTTATTTGATAGTAGTAATAGAGCCAATGGTTTATTTAGTAAATCAGTTCAATCATTCTTTAACCAGAGGGCTGGCTTTATTGAAATACCACATTCTTGGTTATTATTTTTAGGTGCAGTTATAAAAAGACAATGGAATTCTGGCATTGGTGGTGGTGAGTACGTTAAATTCCTTGATGATACTGATGGTTATTCATTAATACCATATATACCATCTGATGGACCTATACCAGCTAATAATGAATATTGTTTACCAGATTTAGCAACAAATGAGGTATTCGGTTTTCAAAACAAACAAGGTGGTGTTGGTATTATTGGTGGAACAACTAGTGATTTTACTGAGGTTGAAAGAACAATTAGATTTTTACCTTGGAACATTAAAAGAACTTTGGTTGATTATTTTGAAGATTGGGTTGAAGATGAAAGTACATCACTAGGTTGGGGTGCCATAAGAAATGAATTACAGTTATTTAATAATAGTACAACAAAATTAGATAGAATTGATTATTGGCAAACTTTCAGAACTAGATTAAGTAATGACCCTTTAGATTTATACACAGACCCAATAGTAAATCCTAAAGCGGTATTTAATTATATTGTAATATCAAAAGATGAAAAACACCAAGATAGGTCATATTTACCAGGTGATGGTGGACAATTGATTACTGATGTTAATTTAGCAAGTACTTCAACAATTGCTAGTACAGTAACAAAAAATGCAAATATGGGTACACCATTTAATTTTTTCTTAGAAATGAGAGATGAGAGTGATGCTGTTAATAAAATGTTTGATTTTTTAACAGCAACTAGAATTTGTGCAAATGCAAGTTGGAGACCTTGGGCGATGGATGCTGAGGTTCCAGTACCAGGGATTAGACACCCATTTAGATTTGATAGGGATAAATTAGGAACATATGTTACTGGCTTCATAAAGGAGTTCATTGATTTACATACTGAGGATGATTCAGTCGATAAAGACTTGAAGTTAAAACAAGAGTTATTCCAATCAATTAATAATGATGATATTAAATTAAATATTTATAAAAACCTAAAATCAATTCACGATAAATGGATTGCTGGTGGTATTAGTAGTTGTGGTGTAACTAGATTAATTGACCATTTTAAATTTATTGATAGGTCATATAGGGATATTAGTGATGAATTCAAAGTAAACCCATCTAATATGATGGAATATATGGTTAGAGATTATAACCAAAGTTTTTATGAATACACTGCTAGGGTTCTTACAGATAATAATTTTGATTTCATACCACTACCTAGTTGGGTTGATTATAATAGTAAGAAAGAGATTGAGAATGTATTTAATACTTATTCTTATGTTGACACACCTAAAAGTAGTGGTCCACAATTTATTTGTATGTATATTGGTGAAAGGTCTAATAAGTTAGATTTAGGTAACCAAAGTCAATATGATAATGATGGTTTTGATTTCAAAATAAAAGATGGTGGTGTTGATGTATCAATTTTACCAGAAGACTTAACTTCACCAAAATCTGGTGATAGAAGTAAGGTACCAGTATTTTTAGTTAAATACAGTGACCCAAATCAAAGTGTTTTTAAAGGGTTCAAATTAGACCAAAGTGAATTTACTGAGACAGATGAATCATTACAAGTTATTGATGATATAGCTAATAAAGGTGGTCCTAATCAAGCTTCTGGTGTTGGTCAAAATTTATTTGATATTTACAATACTAGGTCTTATTCAGCTGAAATAGAAATGATGGGTAACGCACAAATTCAACCATTGATGTATTTCCAATTGAGTAGTGTACCTATGTTCCACGGAGCATATACAATTATTAAGGTTTCACACGTTATTAAACCAAATACGATGTCTACAACATTTAAGGGTGTTAGAATACGTCACGTAAAGACTAAGATGGTTGATGACACTACAATATTTATGAATTTAATTGGTTCATTAACAGATGTTCAATTTAGTTCAGCCGATTTAGATGATTTAAGTAAATCAGTTGATGAGGATGCTGGAAAAGGTGGTGTATCAAATACTCAAGGTGGTGTTAGATTATCTGAGCATAGAAATTTAACTGGCACAGGTGGTCCAGGTCAGCCAGATTGGTCTGGTTGTATAACTTATCCATTAAAACAAGGAAATGGTGTTAAAGTACAAGATAAATTTAAATTAAATCGTGCATTAAACGGTAAAAAAAGTGGTATAATTTCACCATATTGTCTTGAAGAAGTTGGTAAATATATTGAGAAAGTTGGTTCAATGTGGAATAGTCGTAGTAAAAACAAAACACATGGTGATACAATTTGGTTTAATGATTTATCATTATATGGTGGTGGCGATATTGTTGGGCATTCAACACATGAAACAGGTTTAAGTATTGATATAAGACAAGTTAGGGTTGATAAAGAAAATAAAGGTGTTTATGTTTTTAGTAAATATACTAGTGGAAGTTGCCCAAAACCAACTACCACAACATTACACCCAAAATATGATAGAGCTGCAACAATAGAATTTATTGAATTATTATTAGATGAAGCTTTGGTCACCAATGGTTTTAGAGACCCAAATAAACAAATTGTTAGGATAATTTATTTTAATGACCCAGAGGTTATAAATCATTTCAAGAACTATAAAGGTTATAATAGAAATATGGTTAAAGAAAGTTGTGGTCACCACCACCACTTACATGTTGAATTTAATTTACCAGATAGGATAGCTGATGATGAAGTAAATGATTATATTATTTGTAAAGAACAATTACCTGTATCACCAAGTACTGCTGATGATGGTATGGTTGGTCATTTGAATGATATGCCAGATATATTAACAAGTTTGGGTTATCAAAAAGGTGGAATTGTGCATGAGATGGCTATGATTATTGCTAGAAAAGAAGGTTATGGTTCAAAAAATGAAGGTAATAGACCAAGAAGGAATAATAATCCAGGTAATCTAGTTGGAACTAACTTCAAAGACATCGACCCAAATGTAAGTATAGAGGTAGCATCTAAACCAATATTTGCTAAATTTAGTAAGAAAGAATTAGGTGTTCAAGCATTAACTGATAAGAAAATTATACAATGGGCAAATGGTGGATATCCATCAACCAAAACAAATGGTAGTAGTTCTAATGCTAAAGCATTCCAAAACAAATATAATGTCCCACAAGGTGTTAGAGGTATTGGTGGCTCTGGTAAACCAATGACTATTGAGCAGTTTATGTACACATACGCTCCACCAAACGAAAATAATACTGAAAGATATGTTAAGAGTGTTGTAGATGCATTAAATGCAAATGGTTTAGGGGTAAATAGGACATCAGTAATAAAAGATTATATCACATAATTTTTGTATAAAATTTTAATTTTTAGTATCTTTGTAGATATGAAGATTGGAAATATAGTTTCAAACACCCCTTTAAAGGTGGGTGAAGAGTTTAATTTAGTGAATTCCCTTGATGAAGTAATCAAGGGAATTCCGACTCTTATTGTTGGTTATTCAATAGTTAAAGAAAATTTTGGTGATGATTTAGATTTTATAGAAAGGGAAGTTAATGGTATCCATTGGACATTTACAAAAGAAGAACAAAAGAAATATCATATCCCAGATTTAAATAGGTTTATTGATTATTGTTTCTATAGATGTGTAGAAGATGTAACATACATTTTTGTTGACCCAATTCAATACTCTCGTAATAAAATGAAAAAAATAATCAACAAGATTAATTCAATTAAAAATCCTATAACATATGTGACTGAAAAGAATATGTTATATGTTTTTGGTGAAAATTTAATATTTGGTATTGACTTAAAACTGATTAACTACATCGGAATCGATGATGTTAAAATTAAATCTCGTTTAAAGTTAACATCTAAAGCGTTTTTGCAAGGAAATGAAATACTTATAGAATATAAAGAATATTTGGAAAGGTTAAAAAACCAACACAAGTATATCCCCCTTTTATACTCTATAAGCAAAGATGAATAAAACAATACTATTAGCAACATTTATTTTCCCAGAGAGGTTAGAATGGTTTCTAGATTATCTGGAAAATAAATTTAATATTCCTAAAGAAAAAGTGTTTATATTTCAAAATCTGGATGATGAGTCTAAAGTTATTGTTACATTCAAGTTAGTTCTGATTAATGGAAAGAGAATCAACCTAAAGAAATACTTCCCAAATGCTATCCCTATCCATAAGAAGGGTACAGCTATTTATACAATTAATGCACTTAATAAGTTAATTGAGAAAGAGACTGGACTAGAAGCTGGTAATATTGATTATAAAAATCATAGAATAGAATGGGATAAATATCAAGATAGTTTAATACTGAACAATAACAACAAACTTACTATTTATAGGATTAAGCGTGTTTTTCTGTAATTTCTTAATATTTATTAGTATAACAACTACTAGTAAAACAAATGTTATGAATGACGATAAAAAGAAAAAAGACCTTGATAAAAAATTAGATTCATTTTTACAAGGGCAACCAGATGTGGATTGCACAGGTGACGAGTGTGTTATTAAAACAGATAAAAGCTTAGTCGAAAGAATCAATAAGAAAATAATCACCGATGATGGTACGGGTAGAGAATTATTAATGTAATCAAATGAAGAAGAAATTTAATAAAGAACTTCTAAATGAGGAATTGAAAAGATTCAATCAAATCAATGAGTATGATTTTTATATTGGGGAAGATGAAGAAGAGTACAATGATTCAGATAATTTAATCCTAGGTGAAGAAGGTGATGAAGAAGAATTACCAGATGACCTACCAGCAGATGATTCACAAACAGCAGATGCTGGTGGTGATGATATTTCAGATTTAGAGGGTAACGATGAAATGAGTGACCTAGATACTGGTGAAGAATTACCAGCAGATGATATGAGTGGTGAGGAAATTCCAGCAGATGGAATGGAACCAGCAGATGGAATGGAACCAGCAGATGGATTTGGCGATGAAGAACTACCAGATGAACCAGTAGAAGATGAGGTTGAATTAGATGTAACCGAATTAGTAAGTGGTACAGAAGAGGCAAAACAAAGTGCTGACATGGCAAACCAAAAGTTAGACCAACTTATGGGTGCATTAGACCAATTAGACCAAAAAATGGCATCAATGGATGGTATCACACATAAAATTGATAATTTAGAAAATGAATTAGAAAAGAGAGCCCCAACTCCAGATGAAAAATTAGAGATGAGGTCATTAGATTCATACCCATACAATCTTAAGCTTACAGATTTTTGGTCTGAAAAAGAAGGTCAATACGATGTTATGGGTGTTAATGATGAAAGTCAAGAAGAAGCTGAACCTAAAGAATATACGCTAACCCAAGATGATGTTAATAGCGATTATAATGAATCATCTATTAAATCAACTTTTAATGATGATTCCGAATATGAGGAAGAAGACATTATGTAATTAATAATATAAAATAATTTAAAAGACACAATTAGAGATGATTGTGTCTTTTTTTTGTTATAAAAATAAATTTTTTAATTAAAAACCTCGTGTAATAGAAAAAAACCCAGTTATTTTGCAGTAAATCAATTGGGATAAAAAGAACTAAATTTTTATTTAAAAAAGTTCTAAAATCACTTGACATTTTACCGTTTTTTATTATAATTGAGATATAACAAGTTATACTTAAAAACAAACCAAAAAGTAAAACAAATAATAAGATAGTTAAACTAAAAACAAACCAAACTATGAGTAATTTAGATGCGATATTGAAACAATATCAAAATAACACAAGCAATGCTTCAAAAAGAATGACGAATGAGGAAAGACTTAAACAGTACTTCACAACTTTCCTACCAGATGGTGTCAATAGCTTAGTGAAAAAAGTTAGAATCCTACCAGTTGGAGAAAATGAATCTCCTTTTGTGGAAATCATGGGTCATAAAGCTCAAGTTAATGGGCAATGGAGAACATTCATTTGTCCTAAACACGAGAAAGATGAAGATTGTCCATTTTGTGAAGCACGTAGTGCATTATTAGCAACAGGGGATGATGCGGACAAACAACTAGCTAAGAATTATTCGGCTAGAAAAATGTACGTAGTTAAAGTAATTGATAGAGCACATGAGGATGAAGGTCCAAAGTTCTGGAGATTCAACCACGATTACAGAAAGACTGGAATATTTGATAAAATTTTCGGTGTATTACAAGCAATTTCTGATTCGACAGCTCCAAATATTATGGATGCTCAGAACGGTAGAGACTTGGTAATTACAATCGCTAGAGACCAAAACGGAAGACCAACTGTTAACTCTATTGTACAAGGGGACCCATCACCATTACATTCAGATGCTGAAACTGCAACTAACTGGATTAATAATGATAAATCTTGGGAAGATGTGTACAGTGTTAAACCTTATTCTTACTTAGAAATCATCGTTAAAGGTGGTGAACCAACATGGAAGAAGAATGCTAACGGTGAAGGTGGAGAATGGGTTGATAAGAATGCCACACCAGAGGATGTTGTTGATGATTCAGCGGATGAATTAACAATTGGTGCTGATGTTGCTAAAGAAGATTCCCCTTCTGCTGAAACAACTACAGAAGAACCAGCTACAACAGGTAGTGGTGAAGCATCAACTTCTACGGAAGAAGATGATGATTTACCATTTTAATTAAAGAGAAAATATGGGTGGGTCTTTTAGATACCACCCTTATTTTTTTTTGTCTGAAAAATAATATATAATAATAACCAATAATGATGGCGAAAAAAGGACCAAAAAAAACAATTAAAAAAGATGACTTCGATTTAGATGCATTTTTAACTGGTGAGGGTTTAGATTCTGAACCAAATGATAAACCACTTTCATGGATACCACTAAAAAAGCCGTGGTTTGATGCACTAAACATACCTGGTTTTCCTAGAGGTTTTGTTAGTTTGGTTAGAGGGTATTCTAATACTGGAAAATCAACTGCATTTTATGAAACAATTGCTGGGGCACAAAAGATAGGGGATTTTCCAATTGTTATAGAAACAGAAGGTAACTGGAACTGGAAACATGCACAGCAATGTGGTGTTAAATTTAAAGAAGTTGTTGATGAAACAACGGGTGAAGTAACAGTTAAACCAGATGGTTTCATGTTAATGAGGAATCATGATTTATACCAAAGATATAAGAATTATGACCACAAGGATTGTAAAATGACTTCAAAGGCAACTAGAGGTGAACCAGTTATTGAAGATGTGTCATTATTCATTAGTGAGATGATTCAAAAACAAGAAGATGGACAATTCCCAAGAAATTTAGTTTTCGTATGGGATTCAATCGGAACACTAAATTGTTATAAATCTGCGGTTTCCAACGCAAGTAATAATATGTGGAATGCTGGGGCAATGGGTGCCTTCCAAGCAATTGTTAACTTTAAAATACCATCAAGTAGGAGTGTAGATAATGAATTTACTAATTCATTTATTTGTGTACAAAAGGTTTGGTTAGATAGTATGAATGGTACTGTAATTAAACACAAAGGTGGGGAATTTATGTACTTCAACTCTAGAATTATTGTACACTTAGGTGGTATATTAACACATGGGACTAAGAATTTGAAAGCAACATCATTAGGGCAAAATTTCCAATACGGAATTGAAACTAAAGCGAAATGTGTTAAGAACCATATTAATGGTATTGAAAAAGAGGGTAAATTAGCCTCAACCCCATTTGGATTTGCTAATCCAGATGAATTAGGTGAGTGGAAAAAAGAACATCGTGACTTTATCCATCAATCTTTAAGCGTACCTTACGATGCTGTAATTGATTATACAGAAGAAGAAGGTAAAATGGGTGATGAGGATATCAAAGAATAATTCACCACAGTAAGTAAAATTTAGTATTAACCCTTTAAATGGGATAGAATGAATAGGAGACCACCAAAAAGTGGAACAAAGACAAAGGAGATAAATACATTAGTAGTTGACGGAAATGCACTATTTAAGACTGGTTTCCACGGTGCTAATAACGAATTCAATCGTAATGGACAACATATCGGTGGTATTTATCAATTCATAACAATTATCAGAAAGCTATTAAATGAGAATTTATATCAGAAAGTTTTCGTCTTTTGGGACGGGACCTTTTCTGGTAAGCTTCGTTATGATATTTATCCAGATTACAAAAGTGCTCGTGGGAAAGATTACATTA